AATGATGAATCCCAAGGTTAATAGAATAACCTATGAGGAGGTTATTAATGGAGGCGATAATGCAACATCTGGAGACCCTTTACACACAGAAGAAGGGACTAGATCTTCAATGGGAGCAGGAGCATCTGAAAGAGGGTAGATATACTCTCGATATGGTTAAGATTGACAGAAAAGTCAGAGAAGTAATTAGCCAGATTAAACTTGCAGAAGCAGAAAAAGCTGATGCAGAAAATAAAATAGAAGCTGCGGCTCCTCAAGTTTCAGTAGCTACTTAATAAAAAGCTACATCGTTGGAAAAAAACCAATCCACATCACAGGCTCTCTTGCGCTCTATTAAAATCTAGTATATAAAAAAATAACTATACAAATAAGTTTATGTAGACGCGTATAGTCGACGGCCTAGAGACTACATAAACGTAACTAGGAGGATAACACTATGGCAAACACTACGTTCCAAGGACCAGTAACATCCAAAGCAGGATTCATTACTACAGGTCCGGCTAATGTCGTAGACGCTGATTCTAGCATCTCATTAACAGTTGCTTCTCATTCGGGAAAAATTGTACACAACGATGCAGCAGGAGCAGTGACTTACACATTACCAGCGACAAATGCAAATTCTGATTCTGCAGTTGCAGGACCAGGCGCTGATATAAACAACTTATCTAACGTTGGTGCAAAATTTGAAATCTTTTCTTCAATTACGAAGACTGGAGATCTTGTTGTACAAGTTGCAAACGCAACTGACGTTATGATCGGAAGTGCATCATTTATTGATGACACATCTGATAACATGGTTGGTTTTGAAACAGCTTCAACATCTGATACTATTACTTTAAACGGTACTGATACAGGTGGTGTAACATTTGCAAAAATCGAATGTACAGTTATTGCTTCAGGTAAATGGAAAGTTGACGTGATTTCAGGTTGTACTGGAACACCAGCGACTCCGTTTAGCGCGGCAGTAAGTTAATAATTAATTTAGTGTGGGCCTTCGGGCCCATACTTAAATTTTAAGGAGAATAAAAATTATGAAGGGCGATGTAAAAGCAGTTAGAGTTACAGCCACAGGGGCAGTATTCGCTGGAAGAACTAGACTTAGAGGAATTGTATTAGCATCTGATGCAGGTGGTGCTGGCACTATAATTCTTCAAGATAATACGGATAGCACAAGTTTGTTCCAAGCTGACGTTCCTAATGGAGATGTTTTTTCAATGAACATTCCTGAAGATGGGATATTATTTCCAGGTGGGATGAAAGTATCTACTATTACAAATATAGAAGCAGCTACTTTATTGATTGATAAGTAGGAGGTTAAATGGCTAACACTACCTCGGGGACAGCAACGTTTGATAAGAATTTTTCTATTGATGAGATAGTAGAAGAAGCTTACGAGCGTATTGGACAACAAAACGTTTCAGGTTATCAACTTAAATCTGCAAGACGATCTCTTAACATTCTATTTCAAGAATGGGCTAATAGAGGTTTACACTATTGGGAAGTTGCAAATAACAGTATTACTTTAGTTGCAGATCAAGCAGTATATACTATGTTTAGATCTACTGGAGATGGTACATCAGATGCGACGGCTGTTTATGGAGTTGATGATGTATTAGAGGCTTCATTTAGAAACTCTAATATAGATACACCACTTACAAAAATTAATAGATCTCAGTATCAAGCTTTATCAAATAAAACATCTACAGGAGTTCCAACACAATATTTTGTTCAAAGATTTATAGATAAAGTTACAATAACTTTATACTTAACACCTGGTTCTGATCAGGCAGGAAAATTTATAAATTTTTATTATGTAAAAAGAATACAAGATGTAGGTGATTATACAAATGCAACCGATGTCCCTTATCGTTTTGTTCCGTGTATGTGTGCAGGATTAGCTTATTATCTTGCTATTAAAAATGCACCACAAAGAGTGCAAGAATTAAAATTATTGTACGAGGATGAATTACAAAGAGCTTTATCAGAGGACGGCTCATCATCTAGTACTTATATTAGTCCTAAAGTTTATTATCCGGAGGCATAATGGCGTTATCTTCAGGTAAATATGCAAAATTTATATCAGACAGATCAGGACAAGAATTTCCATATTCAGAAATGGTTATTGAATGGAATGGGTCTAGAGTTCACATATCTGAATTTGAAAAGAAACACCCACAATTAGAACCAAAATCACACTCAGCAGATGCACAGGGTTTATTAAATGCAAGGCCTGATAGAACAGAGCCAGCAGTGGCTAGAGTCTTAACTTTAAATCCTTTTAAAATTACAAATGGTTCTACAACTGTAACTGTATTTGAAGAAAACCATGGTAGATCTACAAGTGATACTGTTAGATTTAGAAATGCAGAAGGTTCTCTTGGATTAACAAGCTCAGATTTAAATAAATCTGTGGGATTTACAATTGCTAGAGTTGATGCTAATAATTATACATTTACAGCTGCTGGTACAGCAACTGCAAATTCAAATATAGGAGGAGGGAGTGTATCGGCTGGTCCGGTAACACTAACACCATAATGGCAGGATTAAGCGCATCAGGATTAAAAACACAAATAAAAAGTTATACTGAAACAGATTCAAATGTTTTAACAGATGCTGTTTTAGAGAATATTATTTTAAATGCACAATACAGAATATTTAGAGACGTGCCTATTGATGCAGATAGAAAACAACAATTAGGTAATTTAGTTGCGGGTCAAGAAACAATTAATGCTCCTGCAGGAGCAGTTTTTATTAGAGGTATACAAGTTTATGATTCAACATCTGCTACCACTGGTGCCAATGTTTGGCTAGAAAAAAAAGATGTCACGTATCTTCAAGAATATATATCTTCAACAGAATCAGCTAAAAGAGGGCAACCAAAATACTATGCTATGTTTGGTGGTGCTACAGGGGAATCAGATACCACATCTGGAAGAATGATATTTGCCCCTGTTCCTGATACCACATACAAATTTAGAGTTCATTATAATGCTGCCCCTGCATTATTAGAAAATGATGATACTAATTATATTAGTCTTAATTTTCCAAATGGACTATTATATTGTTGTCTATCAGAGGCATATGGATTCTTAAAAGGCCCTACAGATATGTTGACACTATATGAAAATAAGTATAAACAAGAGGTGCAGAAGTTTGCTGCAGAGCAAATAGGTAGACGTAGAAGAGACGATTATACAGATGGCACAGTTCGTATTCCAGTCCCTTCACAGACACCATAAAAGGAGATAAATTATGGCAATAACATCGGCAATTTGTAATAGTTTTAAACAAGAACTTTTAGTTGGAACACACAATTTTACTGCATCGTCAGGAAATTCTTTTAAAATAGCTTTGTATACAAGCTCAGCAACTTTAAATAAATCAACAACAGCTTACTCAACAACAAACGAAATTTCAAATACATCTGGATCTGCATATAGTGCGGGTGGCGCAGCCTTAACTAGTGTAACTCCAACTTTAGATTCAGATACTGCAGTTTGTGATTTTGCAGACGTTAGTTTTACCTCTGCAACTTTTACTGCTAATGGTGCTTTAATTTATAACGACACACAGTCAGATAAAGCTGTTGCAGTAATAGCTTTTGGTGGTGACAAAACTGTAACGAGTGGAACTTTTACAATTCAATTTCCAACAGCTGACGCATCTAACGCTATTATCAGGATAGCATAAGGAGGAACTCCTTATGTCTGTTACGACATTTACAGTCACAGTCGTAAGCACTGACGATGGTAATAAATACTTCATTAATGGTGTACGACAAGATAGTGTTTTATTATCAAGAGGTGGCGTTTATCAATTTGATCAATCCGATAGTTCTAATGAAAATCACCCACTAAGATTATCTACAACAGAAAATGGAACACACGGAGGCGGCAGTGAATATACAACTGGCGTAGTAACAAACGGAACTCCAGGAAATTCTGGAGCGTATACTCAAATAACAGTTGCATCTGATGCACCATCTATTCTTTTTTATTATTGTAGCAGACACTCTGGAATGGGTGGCAGTAGTTATATAGGAGACAGTGATTGGGGGGAAAATACATGGGGATCTAATTCCTGGCAATCAGGTGTAAATTTAATTTCTTTAACAGGTGTTTCAGTTACATCTTCCGTAGGAACAGTAGATGCCTTTCCTGAAAAAGGTTGGGGCTCTGATAGTTGGGGTGATGAAAACTGGGGAGAAAGTAGTTTAGATGTAACCTTATCAGGAGTATCTGCAAGTTTTTCTATAGGTTCTGTTACCATAAGTTCAGAAATAAATTCAGGTTGGGGAAGACAAGCTTGGAACGATAATGCGTGGGGTATTCAAGGAACAATTTTACTTGATGGTCAATCTATAACATCTAGTGTTGGATCTATTTCCCCATCTGATGTAATGGGACTAACGGGTCAAGCAGCAACTTCTAGCGTTGGATCTCCTACTATAATTGGTAATGTATCATTATCATTAACAGGTATTTCTTTAACTTCTAGCGTTGGATCAATTTCTCCTGCGGATGTAATGGGATTAACAGGTCAAGCAATGACATCTAGCGTTGGATCTATTTCTCCAGCTGATGTAATGGGACTAACCGGGGTTTCTGCAACAACATCACTTGGAACTATAAGCACAAATAGTAATCCGATTGTAGATGTAACGGGAGTTTCTGCAACATCTAGCGTTGGATCAATTACACCTGCAGATGTAATGGGATTAACAGGAGTATCAGCAACTGGTAGTGTTGGATCAATTACTCCTGCTGATGTAATGGGATTAACAGGTCAATCAATGACATCCTCTGTAGCAGGTTTTGGCACAGCTACAGGCTTTGGAATTCAAGCATATCAAGCGGTTGACACAGGGTCAAATTCTTCGTATACAGATGTTGCAACTGGATCAAATACAAGTTATACTGACGCTGCATAGGAGATAATTTATGGCATCAACATACACACCTTTAGGGGTAGAACTTCAAGCAACTGGTGAAAACGCCGGTACATGGGGTACAAAAACTAATACTAATTTACAAATTATAGAACAAATTTCCGGTGGATTTACTCAGCAATCAATAGCGGGTGGTGCACAAACAACAACTTTATCTGTTTCTGACGGATCAACTGGTGCAGTTTTATCTCACAGGATGATTGAATTTACTGGTACAATTACAGGAAATCAAATTGTAACAATACCTTTAGATGTTCAAACTTTTTATTTTTTAAGAAATTCTACTTCTGGTGCATACACAGTACAGTTTAAATATGTTTCTGGATCTGGTGATAGTTTTACTTTTTCTGCTACAGACAAGGGAGATCAATTAATTTTTGCATCAGCTAATGATGGAACAAACCCTGATATTATTACTTTAGCTTTTGGTGATGGTGATGTAACTTTAACAGGAACACAAACACTTACAAATAAAACACTGACTTCTCCTAAAATTGGAACTTCAATTTTAGACACAAATGGCAATGAGTTATTTTTATTAACAGCAACAAGTTCAGCAGTTAATGAATTAACTTACGCTAATGCAGCTACTGGAAATGCACCATCATTTACGGCTTCAGGAGGAGATAGTAATATAAACATTAATTTAGTGCCAAAAGGGACAGGTCAAGTCCAAGCAAATGGTAGCGGATTAGCAACAACAGGAAAAGCTATTGCAATGGCATTAGTTTTCGGTTAAAAGAACACAGGAGAATAAATTATGGCAGCACCAAATCTAGTAAATGTATCAACGATTACAGCTAAATCTGTTCAAGCAACATTAAATACAACATTAACAACTGAGATTCTTGCAAATGCAAGTTCGTCAGATAAAGTTTTTAAAGTTAATAATATTATTGTCGCAAACATTGATGGCTCATCAGCCGTAGATGTTTCAGTTTTTATAACTAAAAGTGGTGGTTCACCTATCGCTATCGCAAGTACTATTTCCTTACCTGCAGATGCAACTCTAGTCGTTATAGATAAAAATACAGGTATTTATTTAGAAGAAGGAGACAACATTGAGGCTGGTGCTAGCGCAAACTCAGACGCAACTATCACTATCAATTACGAAGAATTATCAGATTAATAGGAGGTATAGATGCCATCTAACGGCGGAATTATAGGACCAACAATAGAACCATCAGCAGCAACTTCAGAAAATTTAACTGCGTTCACTTCGAATGGTACATTCACAGCTCAATCAAACCAAACCTCAGCTACGGTTTTATTAGTAGCAGGAGGCGGTGGAGGCGGACCGACGGGGCCAAATGAGGCTGGCGGCGGGGGCGGCGGTGCCGGCGGGTTTCGAGTTTTAACAAATCACCCAATCCCTGCATCATCAGTTTCTGTGACGGTCGGTGCCGGAGGTAGTGCTGGTTCTAAAGGAAATAATTCTACATTCGCTTCAGATACACCTATATCTTCAACAGCTGGAGGTAGAGGCGGAGGAGCAGAATTAGGCGGGACAGATATGAACGGAGGTTCAGGAGGTGGAAAAGGAAATTTATCTGGGGGATCAAACCCAGGAAATCCACCAATCAATTCAGGATCAGGAAACGCTGGAGGTTATTCTCCACCAGAAGGAAATCAAGGTGGAAATACTGGCGGAGGGCCCCTTTATGCTGGAGGCGGGGGCGGAGGTGCTGGAGCACAAGGCGGAAATGGCCCTGCTTATCCAAATAATGCAGGAGCAGGAACTGCTTCAGATGTAAATAGTCCAACTGCATCCCCGTCAAATACAACTTATGCGACTGGTGGAATATCTGGAAGATATCCACAACCAGGAGGCGGCAGCTCGGGAAGTGCCAATACTGGAAACGGTGGTGGAGGAGCTAATTGCACAATTCCAGCAGGAAACGCCGGAGGAGCAGGTGGATCAGGAATTGTTGTAGTTAAAGAAACTGCACAAACAGCAGGAGCTTCAGGAATTTGGTCAATGGCTGATGTTGTAAAATATGAAAAAGAAGGGACATGGCCGACGTAGGAGAATTAAATTATGGCACACTTTGCAGAAATTAAATCAGATGACAATACAGTTTTAAGAGTTGTTGTAGTTAACAATTCAGATGTTGATGCTAACGGTGGAGACCTATCTGCTGAAGCTGAAACTTGGGTTGCTAACAATACCCCTGAAGATCCTTTAATAAAAGAAGAATTAGGTGGAACTTACCCTGATACTTATTGGAAACAAACATCTTATAATAATAATTTTAGACAAGTATATGCTGGATCAGGATATACTTATGATTCATCAATTGATAAATTTATACCACAAAAACCACATGATAATTGGGTATGGGATGAAACAAATTGGGCATGGAAACCACCTGTTGATGTACCAAGTGAACAAGGTCCTTGGAGATGGAATCAAGAAGAAAACACGTGGGAAAACATAAGAGGTATTTAAAAATACAACTAGAAAGAAAAAATGCACTATGAACATTATTATTGGTATTTTGATAGAGCGATACCAGAAAAAGTCTGTGATGATATTATAAAACTTGGAAACCTTAAACAAGAACAGATAGCTTTAACAGGAGGCATAGAAGGTTCAGATAAAAAAGAATATAAAAATTTAACAGAAGAAGAAAAGAAAGATTTAAAAAGAAAGAGAGATTCAAACATAGCATGGATAAATGACCAGTGGGTTTATGATGAAATCTTTCCTTATATAAGAACTGCAAACGTAAATTCAGGTTGGAATTTTCAATGGGATTGGGCAGAGAGTTGTCAGTTTACAAAATATAAATTAAACCAATATTATGGTTGGCATCAGGATTCATGGGATAAAATATACACAGGTAAAAAAAATCAAAATTTAAATGGTAAAATAAGAAAGCTATCTGTTACGGTAAATTTAACAGAGGGTGATGAGTACGAAGGTGGTGATCTAATGTTTGATTTAAGTAATCCAGATATTAAAAATAATATTTTAACAGCTAAAGAGGCTAAAAATAAAGGATCAGTTATAGTCTTTCCTTCCTTTAATTGGCATCAAGTTTCTCCTGTAACTAAAGGAACAAGGTATAGTTTAGTTATTTGGTGTTGTGGAAAGCCTTACGTATAAAATGTTATTAAAAGAATATTGGATAAAAGATCAGAATTACATAAATTCTTTAATACAAGAAATTAAAGATAACATCGATGAATCATATTCTTATAAGAGTAATGTTAGAGGAGAAAAAACTTATTGGAAACACTTTGTAAAAAAGAGTAAAAATTTTAAACCTGTTTTAGATTTATTAAATCAATATGTTTTATACGAGGCTTGGGGTAATATATTAAATAAAAATGATTACGTTGAGGAACACAATCATTTTGATCCTATTTTAACTAACCGCTTTGTCGATACAAGTGGTATTTTGTATTTAACGAATCATGGACCAGGAACTTTTTTTAAAGACTTTAATAAAATTATAAAACCACAAGTTGGTAAAATAGTTGTTTTCGATTCAAAATACTTACATTCTGTAAAAAAATGTGATACAGATGAACCAAGAATTACGTTAGCTTTTAATGGAAGAAAAAAAGAATCATATGAGTTTTAAAGATAAAAAATATACTGTGGTTAAGTCCGCTATCTCAAAAGAAAAATCAGATTTTATTTTTAAATACTTTCTTTTAAAAAGAAAGGTAGCAAGATATTTATTTGATAATTCATATATGTCGCCTTTTAGGGAAGACTGGGGCATGTTTAATGACCCTCAAGTTCCTAAAACCTACTCACATTATTCAGACATAGCGATGGAAGTTTTACTAGAAGAAATGTTACCAGTATTAAAAAAAGAAACTGAATTAGATTTAGTTCCTACTTATTCGTATGCTAGACTTTATAAAAAAGGAGATGAATTAAAAAGACACAAAGATAGAGAGAGCTGTGAGATATCTACAACTTTAAATTTAGGCGGAGATTCTTGGCCGATATTTTTAGAGCCAAATAAAAATGTAGGGATTTCAGGAGTAGATGGTTGCACTCCTAGCAGTAACAATCCAGGGGTAAAAATAAATTTAGAACCTGGAGATATGTTAATTTATTCAGGGTGTGTGTTAGAACATTGGAGAGAAACTTTTGAAGGAGAGGTTTGTGGTCAAGTATTTTTACATTACAATAATATAAAAACTTCCGGAGAAGAATATAAGTTTGATAAAAGACCTTTTTTAGGTTTACCTAATTATTATAATCAATGATTTATCCAACAACGATAGTTGATAATTTTTTTGATGATCCAGATAAAATTGTAGAATACTCAAAAAAATTAAATTACCAAAAAGATCCTAACAACGACTGGCCTGGAGTCAGAACAGAATCATTAAATAAAATAAATTATGATTTGTTTAATACTTCTATTACAAAAATAATATCAGTTTTATATCCAATGGATTTTAAAAATATAACTTTTAAAGCAACTCAATTTTTTCAAAAAGTAAACAAAGAAGATAGAGATGTTGGTAATAAACATACAGACCCAAATTTAATTACAGCTATTATATATTTAAGTGATCATAAAAAATGTGGTACTTCTATTTGCAGAATGGAGGGAGTAAGATCTGATTATAAAGAATCAATTATAATTGAATCTATGTATAACAGATTATTATTGTTTGATGCATCACAGTTGCATGCTGCACAAAAATATACAGATGGTTCTAATGATGATAGACTAACGTTAATATCTTTTATTTATAGTCTACATCATGAAAATTTAAAGTACCCCATACCTGAAATGAGAAGACTATTAATATGAAAGAATTAATTTTTTTAGGGGGACTACCTAGGTCTGGTAATACTCTTCTCGGATCAATGTTTATGCAACATCCGAATATAGCCATAACAGGCCACAGCAATTTAGTTAACATATTATTTAATTTAGATAATATTAAAAAAGGTAGTTTTCATAAAAATTTTCCAGACAATATATCTATAGATAATATTTTAGATAACATAGTAGAAAGATATTATTCACACTGGAAAGAAGATGTTATAATAGACAGAGCTCCATGGGGAACACTTGGAAATCTTGAATTAATAAAAAAATATATAAAACCACAAAAGATAAAATTTATTTTATTAAAAAGATCTTTTAAAGAAATATTAGGTTCTTTTTATAAGATGGGAGGTCCATATAAAGACATGAAACATGTGATGCATCCAAATCAAATGATAAGGTTTGATTATCAATCTGTGGGAACTGTTTTACAAGATCCTGATATAGATAAATTAATAATAGAATACGATGACTTAGTTATAAAACCACAAGAAATAGTAGATAAGATTAGTGAGTTTTGTGGACAAAAAAGTTTTAAATTAGACATAGATAAACTAACTCAATTAAATTTAAATGGAATTGAATATGATGATAAACATGTTGGTGCTCCTTTACATAAAATTAGATTAGGTGAAATAAAAAAAATTAATTTTAATTATGATGAAATAATACCGAGAGATACTTATGAAGAGTATAAATATTTAGATCAAGTCTGGGAAAAAACAGAAAATTTTAATTTTATTAATAAGATAAGTAATTTTGAAAACATAAAAAATTACGTTAAATTTTTTATGGAAAAAGATTGGAAAAAATATACCTTTAGACAAGACACATTTGATGTACACTCAGAAACTCAAACAATACCTATTATATATAATGAAGATTTTGATAAGGAGATATTAGATAAGGGAACTCACCATGGTGTATTTGTTAAAATTTTGGGCAGTATAGAATCAGAGCTTTTGGCTAAACATGGTAGTGGACATATTGTAAGAGCCATACTAGTTAAACTACCTTCAAAATGTCAAATAAAACCACATCAGGATCATGGTAAATCTTTAAAAGAAACACTTAGATACCACCTACCAATTATAACCAATGAGGATGTTGTATTTACCGTAGGAGGTGAGTCAAAAAATTTAAAAGAGGGTCTACTTTGGGAAATTAAGAACACTGAAAAAATTCATTCTGTAATCAATAATGGACAAATTGATAGAATTCATTTAATAATAGACTGGAAAAAGTAATATATTTTTTAAAAAACTCAGGTATAATGGGGTATTATGTTACAAAAGATAGGTTTCCAACCAGGTATTAATAAACAAATTACATCTACAGGAGCAGAATATCAATGGATAGATTGTGATAACGTTCGTTTTAGGTATGGTACTCCTGAAAAAATAGGGGGATGGAACCAGCTAGGCACCGTAAATGAAAACGAACTTACAGGAGCAGGGCGTGGTCTTCATCATTTTGTTAATACTTTAGGTAGAAGATATGCAATCATTGGAACAAATAGAATTTTATATGCATACTCAGGTGGTGTATTTTATGACATACACCCAATTAAATCTACAACAACGCTTACAAGTGCATTTACCACAACTAACGGATCACCAACTGTCACGATAACTTTTCCAAGTGGTCACGGTATTAATCCTCAAGATATTATTTTATTAGATAATTTTACATCCATAACTAATTCCAATTTTAGTTCTTCTGATTTTGATGATAAAAAATTTATGGTGACTTCTGTTCCTACAACAGAAACAATAACAATTACAATGCCATCAAATGAGACAGGATCTGGTGCAACAACATCAGGTGGAATCAGAGTTCAACATTATTTTCCTGTCGGGTCTGCTGTTCAAGAAAAAGGATTTGGTTGGGGTCTTGGATCTTGGGGAGGAGAAGCTTCCAACCCGGTTACAACAACTTTAAATGGAGCACTGTTAGATGATACAGCAGGAACAGGTGGATCTGGAACATCAATAGTTTTAGCAGACGCTACTCAGTTTCCAAGTTCAGGAACTAATTTTATTCAAGTGGGTAACGAAGAAATATCTTACACTGGTGTTAGTGGTGGAACTACATTAACAGGCATCACAAGAGCTGTTAGAGGCTCAACTAGATCATCACACAGTGATGGAGCTACTGTTAAAAATAGCACTGATTATGTTGCATGGGGTGAAGCAGCATCAGGAGACTTAGTTCTTGAACCAGGTATGTGGTCAATAGATAATTTTGGAGACAAAGCTATTTGTTTAATTCATGATAGTTCAGTATTTGAGTGGGACTCCTCACTATCAAATGCAACAGAAACAAGATGTAATATTATATCGGGAGCACCAACTGCATCAAGACATATGGTGGTATCTACACCCGATCGTCACTTAGTATTTTTTGGAACAGAAACAACTATTGGAGATCCTACAACACAAGATGATATGTTTATTAGATTCTCAGACCAAGAAAATATTAATTCATATGCACCAACAGCAACTAACACAGCTGGTACACAAAGACTAGCTGATGGATCACAGATCAGAGGAGCAATCAGAGGTCGTGATGCAATTTATGTTTGGACCGATACAGCATTGTTCTTACAACGTTTTGTTGGACAACCGTTTACTTTTGCATTCGCACAAGTTGGAACCAACTGTGGATTAGCAGGACAGAATGCATGTGTAGAGGTTGATGGTGCTGCATACTGGATGTCAGAGAATGGTTTCTTTAGATATGCAGGTAAACTAGAATCACTGCCTTGTTTAGTTGAGGATTTTGTATTTGATGACATAAACATGGAATCAGGTAATCAAATGATTTCAGCAGGATTAAATAATTTATTTGGTGAGGTTATGTGGTTTTATCCACAAGCTACATCTACTGTTGTTAACAGAATGGTTACATATAATTATTTTGATTCATCACCACAAAGACCTGTATGGACTGTAGGATCTTTATCAAGAACAATGTGGAGAGATTCTGCTGTATTTACTAAACCACACGCTTTAGAATACGATGCAGGCACAGATACTTCTTTTGATGTTGTCGGAAATACAGAGGGTAGAACTTCTTACTATGAACACGAAACAGGGACAGATCAAAATAGAAATGGAACTATAACAGCAATCGCATCTAACATATCCTCTGGAGATTTTGATATTACACAAAGAAGATCAATTACTGGTCAAGGCACTGGTGTAGGTGATCTTAGAGGAGACGGTGAACACATAATGAAGATAAGAAGGTTTATACCAGATTTTATATCACAAACAGGTAACACACAAATTACTTTACAATTAAGAAACTTTCCTAATGACTCACAAGCAAGTTCATCGTTAGGTCCTTTTACTATAACATCGTCTACACAAAAGGTAGATACACGTGCTAGGGCAAGAGCTATTGCATTAAAGATTGCAAATACAGGAGCTAGTCAAAGTTGGAAATTAGGAACTTTTAGATTAGACATACAACCGGATGGACGTAGATAATGCCACTAAATAAAAAAGGTAAAAAGATAATGAAGTCTATGAAAAAACAATATGGTAAAAAACGTGGTGAACAAGTTTTTTATGCAACATTAAATAAGAAAAAAATTAAGGGAGTTAAGAAAAAATAATGGCAAAGATTACACAAACTATAACTAGACCATCACAAGAGTATGATTATACTGTAGCCGAAGCTCAGACTAGAGATCTAGATGGTGTTATACAAAAACTTAATACTACATATCAACAAGAATTAAAAGACGAGGTAGAAGCACAAAACTTCTTTATAAATTAATGGCCAATAGTTTTATAAATAAAAAAGTAGATTTAACCACAACAGATCTAACTACATTGTATACTGTGCCCACAGCAAAGACATCTGTAGTCAAGTCTTTGTTAGTAGCTAATGATTCAGGATCTGGTTGTAATATAGATGTTACTTTAGTGGATGCCTCTTCTAATATTTTTACTCTTTTTAAATCAAAGACCGTGGCAACAAACACAACAACAGAACTATTAACTCATCCTCTTGTAGTTGAAGAGAGTGAGATAATTAAAGTACAGGCTAGCGACGCAAACGAATTACATGTTATAGCCTCAATATTAGAAATACAGCCAAGAGAGGTAACAACATAATGAAGGTATTAGAGCCAAAAGAGATAATAGAAACTATTAGTAATATTAAGACAGGTGAGGTATACAAGAATGATAAGGAATGGAAAGAAAAAGGCATTCCTAAAGAAGATATTAGACGAGATGTTAAAATAATCATGCCTAGTCTTGATTTGTTTGGAGAAACTAAATGAGCATAATGCAACTAGTAAAAAAGAAAAAAGGTAAAAAACGACCTGGCTACCGTGGTCCTGGGGAGTATCAAGGTGGCGCCACAAATCAAGGTGGATCTGGTAAATCTTCTAGTAGTTCAAAAAGTGGAGGATTTACTGGAGGAGGCGGAGGAGGAGCAGATGCTTCAACACAATCTTTTGATAAATCAATAAATCCAAATAGACCAGGTGGACCAATAGGTAGGGATGATAGTGGGGGACCAGGTCCTGATCGAAGAGCAGTTAGTCAATTTTCTCAATATGGTAGAAATTTATTTGCTCAAAATTTAGATCCAAGATTAAGATTTGATCCTAGAACTGGGGGTATGAAAAAACCTTTTTTAAGCGGTTTAGGGTCTACTATATTTGGAGGTATATTAAGTTTAATAAATCCTGCGTTAGGACTAGCATTTAGAGGTGTTAATTTTCTAAGAGACAAAGTTCCTCAAACATTTCAAAATTTTAAATCGTCAAATACATTAGAAGAGTTTAGAGATAAAATGAGAGGATATGGAAGAACTATGCCGGTTATCAGCACCAACCCAGCTTTTGGCGGTATTGAGTCACTTGGTGTTTTTGATGATGATGAAGAAGAAGATATTATAATACCTGGGGCTAAGCCAACTATTCCTAGTCTATCTGATGAACTTATGGATTTTGAACAAGGCCAAACAATCTCTCCTTTACAAGCAAGAGATGGTGGTAGAATTCAATATATGGATGGTGGACTAACTGACCTCGTAGATATATATGATTGATTATAGGAGAAAAAGGCGATAAAAAGGTAAAACTATGGCAATTTCAAGGATGAATATGGAAAGACAACTTCGTAACATGGGTGGACTTATGACGCTAGAGGAGCCAAGGCAAGGGTATTTTCTAGGTAAGATTGTAAGAAAAGCTAAAAAAGCCATAAAGAAAGTTGTTAAATCACCACTAGGTAAAGCTGCAATATTAGGCGGTATAGGTATGATTCCTTTTGGTGCTAGTAAAGCAAGTTTGTTTAGCAGACTAGGTGGTGCTTTAGGAACTGGTGGTAAACTAAGCACACTTGGAGATATATTTCGAGTTGGTGGAGAAGCCGGAAAAGCTTTTAGTGTCCCTAGAATACTAGGTGGAATTGGTATTGGTTCTGCATTAGCTGCACCATTCTTAATGGGTGGTGATGAAGAAGAAGAGGATCCAGGTATACCTGTTTCAGGTGTACAGCCAATGGTAGCTGATATTAGAAATCAAGCTCAACAGTTTTATAGAGATCCTGCTGCAGCTGCAGCCTCTGGTTTATTTTTTATGCCACAAAGAAGATTTGTGCAAGAACCTTTTCTTGCTGCCGGTGGTGGATTAGCTGACATACCAAGAGGAGGATATGAAAGTGGTGAAATGGTTATGGAAGATTTATCAAAAGACCCTAACTACAAAGGTTGGTTAAAATTATATGAAAAAAATCCTGAAGTAGCTATGATGAATGAAAAGGCTAAAGAATATTTACGATTTAAAAACAGTAAAGCTGGAGGTGGATTAGCTGACATACCAAGAGAGGGATACGAGAGTGGTGAAAAAGTTTCAGGTATTTTAAAACTACTTAGTAGGCTTACTCCTGCTGGAGCAGCTAAAGAATTAGCTTCAAACATGGACATGGACACTTTAAAAAAACTTAGCATGTTAACTCCTTTTGGAGCTGCTAAAAAAGCAGCTGAAGGTCTTGCAAGTATGGATATGGATATTTTAAAAAAACTTAGCATGTTAACCCCTACTGGAGCTGCATTTAATTTAGGTAAAAAACTTGCTATGAAAGATGGCGGTATGATAGACATGGGTGGTTTAGAAAAAGATTATAGAGAAGGTGGCTTTGTGCCAATAGGAGCTGAGGAAAGAGCAGACGATGTACCTGCTAGACTTAGCAAGAATGAATTTGTATTTACAGCAGACGCTGTAAGAAATGCAGGCGGAGGCGACATAGACAAAGGTGCTGAAGTTATGCAAAATATGATGGACAATCTAGAAGCAGGTGGTACTATATCAGAAGAGTCTCAGGGCAAAGAAAATCCTGCACAAGCAATGTTCGATCAAGCACAAATGTTGGAGAATAGGATAGTATAATGGCGTTACCAGATTATTTACAAGAAGCAGGAAAAGATTTTGCCAAACAGTTAACGGCACAAACAGCAGTACCACTTAAAACGGATGCGTTTACAGGTCGTCAGTTTGTTGCTGGTGAAGATCCGTTACAAACACAAGCTATCGGTCTAGCAACACAAGGTATTGGTTCTTTTCAACCATTTTTACAAGGTGCACAACAAGCTGTAGCACAAGGAGCACAAACACTTGGACAGGTTGGACAAGATATTTCAGGACTCGGACAATTTATGGGTGCTGGAGCAGGGACCGGGGTTGGATCAATTGCAGATTTTACATCACCATTTCAACAACAAGTTATTGATGAATCATTAAGACAATTTGATTTATCAAGACAAGCAGGTTTACAAAATATTTCTGATATGGCATTAGCACAAGGAGCATTTGGTGGTGGCAGACAAGGTGCATTAGAGGGACAATTTTTAGCTGATACTGCATTAGGTAGAGCAGGACTTGAAGCACAATTAAGAGCACAAGGTTTTGCGGATGCAGCAGCAAGAAGAGGTCAAGCATTTGGACAACAACAATCATTAGCAGCACAAAGAGCTGCATTAGCAAATCAACAAGCAAATTTAGCTAATCAACTGTTTGGAGTATCTAATTTTCAAAGAGCAGGACAAGCAGCAGACGTAGCCAACTTAGGTCAGCTTGGTGCTTTTAGACAAGGTTTAGAACAATCACGATTAGCAGCCGATCAACAGGCAGCACAGGCAGCAGCATTTGAACCATTCCAAAGATTAGATAGATTTGGAGCAGGAATTACAAGTCTTGCTGGAGGTGTAGGAGGACCACAATTCCAGGCACCCGCAGCTCCTAGTCCATTCTCTACGGCTTTAAGTACAGCTCTTGGTATTGGTGGATTGTTTGGAAAATTTAGGAATTAATTATGCGACCATTAAATAGACCAATGTTTAGATACGGTGGCCCTATTAAAGAGGGTATTATGGACGGTATGAGAGAGCCAAAGAAAAATGGTGGTAGAATGTTGTTGGTTGGTGAGCACCCACAACAATTTAAAGATGCAAGTGGAAGAGAACAACATTTTGGACCTCTTGTTGCTATTGGATCAGGACTTATGGCTGGTTTAAGAGCGTTGCCTGTAATTGCTAGAGGAATAGCTATGAAAGGAACACCAAGAGCACCGGGAACAGGTAGCTTTTTTAGAAATTTATTACCAACTGGAAGATTTAGAACTGTCCCTGGAAAACAACGTAGCCCAGATCCTGAATTTATAAAAGGAGATCCTACAGCATTTCCAGGAGGTCCTGGTCCAGATAAAGTATTAGGTCTTGGAGAGGCTCTTAAAAACCCTTTACTTTTAGGAAGAGCTATTAGAGAAAATCCTTTTACTGCATTAGGAGCATTACCTGTTGCTGGAACAGGGATTGAATTAATTGGTAGAGGTATTGCAGGTGCAGCTAAAATGAGCCCAGATGCTTTAAGAGCATACGCTAACGCTGTCATACCTTTTGGAGATCCATTTACGAAAAAAGAAGAAGATGTTACAACAACCGAGGATGGCCCAGGTATAAAACGTGGTGATCCAAATAAAGATAAAGCTGTTCCAGCCCCTGATGCAGGCGGCACTCGTGGTAAATCAGATTCAGAAAAACAAATAATAAACGAAGATAGAATTAACGAAACAAGACAAAGATATTACAAAATGATGGGTCTAGATAAAATGAAAAAAGATGCTGTCTATGATTCTTTAATCGATGCAAGTAGAATTGTATCTGAAGAAGGTGCAGATCTTAAAGGTTCAATTAAATCGGGTAGTTTACAAAATAGACTTATACAAGCTTTAGGTAAAAACTTAGATAAATCTGCTGAGCTTAAAAGAGCAATTGACTCTGCAGTTCTTAAAGGTGAGATTCAAAAAGATATTAATCTAACTAAACCATCAGCATTTGCAGAACAAGTAGAGTATATTAGAAATAATCCAAATGATCCATTAGCTAAAAAATTATCAGGCATGAGATCCGTAGCTGATGACTTAGCTCTTATGGCAGATAAACCGATAACAAGTGACATTGTAGCTAGATCGGTTCAGTCTAAAGGCACAAAAGTAAAAGATGTATTAGACGATACTAAATTCCAAAAATGGGAAAAGAACAATGAAAATAAAGACGAGATAGATTACTTACAAGAAATAACTAAAGGTGCATCATTAGATCCAGGTATCTATATCATAAATAAAAAAGCCTTTAGAGTTGATGAGGATGGAGATACATTCCCTGTAGATTTAGATAGTATAATAGGTTAGGAGGTAAATCATGGCCTCATTAAGAGAAATAAATTTAGCTAACGCAGAAAGTAATAATAAAGTAGGCACAATTGAATCTATACTAGCAGGTGTAGGTTCTGGTCTTCTTGCAATACCAAAAGGTTTCTTTTCATTAGGTGCAACATTATTAGATTTAGGTGTAGATCAAAACAGAGCAGCTAGAGTAGAGGCATTCTTTGATGATCTTACAGAGTTAGATGAGAAAGCAGAGGCAACCGTTGCTGGTCAAATAACAGAAGCATTAATTAATATAGGTATACCAGCTACTGCTGGTTTTAGAATAGGATCTAAGATTGCAGTTGATGCAATGAAAGCTGCAAATAGAGGTAAGTATTTTAGACCTACAACAGAGGTAAAAAAATTAGCTGACGATGTTTTAGAATTAAATTTAAAAGGTAAAACAAATAGATTTATTGGTGGTGCGTTAGGAGGTGGTGTTGGTGAAGCAACATTTGTTGGTGACGTAGAACAGATAGGTACATTTGGTGATCTTATTGGTGGACCTACAGAAGTAGACAGAGAGTCTGATGACCCTCTAACAGATCTATTAAACAGAGTTAAGTTTGGTACAGAGGGTGCATTATTTACAGGATTAATTGGTGGCACTGGTAAAGTTATTAAGAAACTAACTAACAGAAACAAAAATATTACAGACTCAAACGATAAGATAGATAGATTTATAGATAAGATTGCATCGGGGTTCAGGGCTAGAAGTGGTAAAACACAAGAGTTTTTTGATGTAGAAAGAGTTAACATAGGTGAAAGATCTTCTGATGCTGTGACAGCAAAAAATATATCTAGAGAATTAGATATATCCATAGATAAAATATTTCCGCCATTTAGAAACATAGCTAACAGAACTAATCAAAAAAATAGAGACGCATTATTAAAAGATATTAATGATTTGTTGTTATCGGGTGAAGCACAAATAGATGACCTTGGTTATGCAAAGTTTGGTGCATTAGATCAAACAAAAAAAGAAGCGTTACTTAAAAAATTACAAGGATTAAATGTTGATGAAGATACTATTGGCACTATCTTTGGTAGCCTTACAACTATCAGAGACAAGTGGGCTGATCTCTTTTCTAATTTAGGAAGAACACTAGGTAAGAATGAGATAGCAGAATTTAAAAAATTATTTGGTAATAAATTTAAAAATTATATTGGTGCAACGTATGATGTTTTTCAAAATAAAAGTATACTACCCTTCTTTGCATACACACCTACAAGAGAGGCGATTGAAAAAGCTAAAACAGTATTTAAGAGTAGTGCTGCAGAAGCAGGAAAACCAATAACAGATTTGCAAGCAGAACAGATAGTAGCCAATGCATTAAAAGATCCTAACCTCCCTAAAGGTTTTAGATTAGATAAACCGTCTGATGTTATATTTAAAGTACCAGACTTTTTTGTCAATAGAACTGTGTTAGATGAAACACTACAAAGAAGAACTGCACAACCACTTGTGTCTATTGGTGAGATAAAATCAAAAGCAGATAGAGAGGTGTTTGAAGAATTATTTGGTAAACAAAAAAACCCCATGCAAACAATTATAGGTGCTACTGCAAAATTATCTATGCTTACAAGACGTAATATGTTTTACAGAGACTTATTAAAAAAGAATGACGAAGTTGCAGAGTTATATAGATCAGGACAGAGTAATGTAAAACCTTTTTTAGCTAGAAGTGAAGATGAAGCTAGAGAATTATTTGGCACAGACTATCAATTAGTTGAAGTTATTGACCCTGCTAAACGATTAACTATTGATGCAGGTAAAGGTGTTAAGAAAGAAGTATTAGATAAAAATAATGTTGCTATGGGTGCAACAAATCCTTTCGGAGAATCGCAGTTTTTTGCAAGACCTGGTGTTGCTAAAGCATTATATGATACAGGAATGAAGCAACAGGACCCAGGGATGTTGGGTCAGCTGTATCAAAGTTTAGTTTTATATCCAAAAGGTTTATCACAAGTAGCTAAAACAATTTTATCGCCAGTCACACACATGAGAAACTTTGTTAGTGCTAGCTTCTTTGCAACAGCAAACGGTATCATACCTGATGGTGAAGCTATCAAACAAGCTTACCAAGCTTTACAAACACCACTCAAAGGGACAAGACAACAGAATGAATTATACGAGAAACTTTTAAAACTTGGTGTAGTAAACTCTAACGTAAGATTGGGAGATCTAACAAGATTACTTGAGGATGTAAACTTTGGTGAGACTATGACATCAGACAAAGGGTTTAGAATGTTATTAAAACCATTGTCAAAATTAAAATCTGTATCACAAGATCTATATACAGCTGAGGATGATTTTTGGAAGATAGCATCATGGGCTATGGAACAAAAAAGAATTGAAAAAAGTTTAACAAATGTTGGATTAACAAAAGGACAAACATTTAAAAGAAATGGTGTTGACGTAGTATTTGACAATGATTTTTTAGAAAAAGAAGCAGCAGACATTGTAAAAAATAATATACCAAACTATGATTATGTATCTGACTTTGTAAAAGGTTTAAGAAAATTACCTGTAGGTAATTTCGTATCATTTCCTGCAGAGATAGCTAGAACAGGAACTAATATTGTAAGACGTGGTCTTAGAGAGATAAATGAAACAATAACTCTAGCTGACGGTACAGTAGTAAAGCCTTTTCAAGCAATAGGATATACTAGATTATTTGGTATGGGTGCAACTACGATAGCTGTACCAGCTGCAACAGCAGAAGCATTTGCTGCACTATATGATGTAACAGATGAAGAAAGAGAAGCACTTAGAAGATATGTAGCTGACTGGTCAAAAAACTCAACATTACTGCCAATAAAAGACGAGGATGGTAATTTTAAATATATAGATTTTAGTCACGCTAACGCATACGACACACTAGTTAGACCTATTCAAACAGTAATCAACGCAGTCGCCGATGGTAGAACTGATGAAGATGGTATTATGGATGATTTTATTGCGGGTATGTTTGGGTCTATGAGAGAGTTTGCACAACCATTTATATCTGAATCTATTTGGACAGAGGCAGTCGCAGATATCATAGCTAGAGGTGGTAGAACTAGAGACGGCTTCCAAGTATTTAATCCACAAGATACTGCAGGAGATAAAGCATATAAAATTATGGGCCACTTAGTAGAAGCACAAATGCCATTCTCACTTAACCAATTAAAAAGATTAGATAGATCTATAGAATCTGTTGATGTATTACAAAAAGGTAAGTTTGATAAATTTGGACAAGCATATGAGTTTGGTGATGAGTTTGCAGGTTTATTTGGTTTTAGAACTGTAGCAGTTAATCCAGATAGAACTTTAAAATTTAAAGTTGCAGATTACCAAAGAGGTGTCAGAGAATCTAGACAGTTATTTACTAGAGAGGCTTTACGTGGTGGACCTATTGAACCAAGTCAAATTGTAGATTCATATTTAAATGCAAACAGAGCTTTGTTTGGTGTAAGAAAAGATTTTAAATTAGATTTAGACGCTGCAAGAACTTTAGGAATTACACAATCAGGATTACAAACTTCTACAGATAGATTATCTAACATAGAAGTTGCATCAATAAATCAAAATATATTTAGACCAATAAATATATCACCAGAAATACAACAAGCATTTGCAGAAAATGCTGCAAAAATTGGTCAACCCAATCCATTACTTGGTGCATTTGATGCACTTGCAAGTATACAACAACAATTATCTAATACTTCTTTATTAGAACCTAACTTTCCATTTATAGAAAACCCATTATTACCTATCACACAGGATACACCTATAACACCACAAACGTTAAATTTACCTAGTGTTGATGCAAATATAGTTAATAATCCAGGTGCAGCGGGATCATTTTCTAACTTGACAACAGCACAAAAATTGCAAATATTGTTTCCACAGGGATAATTATGGCTAAAAGATCAGCATTACAAAAAATAGAAGACCACGAAAAGCTTTGCAGAATTATGCAAAAGCAAACGTTCGAACAAATAAAAGAAATGAAAGAACGTATTAGAAGAATAGAATACATGATCGTAGGCGGAATGGGTTCACTTATTCTAGCTTTAATTATGAACTATATGAAATAATGACACTTAATTTTGGTATTGGAATGTTTTTTTATGGTATGATATGCATAGCTATTGGAGCTACAGCTGTGTATTATGTACTAAATAAAATTAAAAAAACTCCAGAAGAAATAGAACAAGAAGAAAACGAAAAATATTTAAAAGAATTACAAGGAAAACTATAATGGAATTGACACGAAATTTTAGCTTGTTAGAGCTTACTAAATCAGACACTGCTATTAGAAAGGGCATCAACAATAATCCTAATGCAGAACAAATAGAAAAATTAAAAGCGTTGTGTGAAAATATTCTCCAACCTGTTCGAGATCATTTTGGCAGAGTTAAAGTGACTAGCGGATTTCGTAGCGTAGAACTATGTACTGCTATCGGAAGCTCTGCAAATTCACAACATGCCAAAGCTGAGGCCGCAGACTTCGAATGTGTTGGCGTAGATAACGCTGAGCTCGCTGATTGGATACATAGAGAACTTCCATATGATCAACTTATACTTGAGTTTTACACTCCGGGTGAACCTAATAGTGGGTGGATACACTGTAGCTATACAGAAGGTATGCCAAGAAAACAATTTTTACATGCGTTTAGAAAAGACGGTAGAACACAATATAAACCTATATTAGGTAAAGCAAAAGACTTGTTTGTTTAAAAATACCAAAGCAAACATAAAACAAGACTAATCCACAATCCAAATCTTATAATAACACCAGGTCTTAAATCCATTCTTTCAACTCCTCACCCATTATCTGTGTAGCTATGTCTACTTTTTTACGCAAAGCTTTTACTATTCTAGTATCAACAGTATTTTCACATATAATATCTATGTATGTCATAGGTTTTTTCTGACCTATACGATCTATTCTAGCCTCTGATTGCTGTCTTTTTTCTAGGTCATAACCATTAGAATAATATATCATGGTGCTAGCAGCTGTAAGTGTAATACCATAACCACCAGTCTGTGTAGTTCCTACAAAGAATCGGACTCCAGAATTAGGGTCTTGAAATTTTTTAATATTCTCTTGTCTTTCTTCTTGTGGCGTTAGTCCATAATAATCTACGTAACAACCCTCTCCAAATTCATTATGTAAAGCTGCTGTAATATTATTAACGTCTCTTTGAAACTGGGCCCAGATAACAACCTTGCCTTCTATCTCATACAATAAGTCTAATAACTCACCTATTCTATTATTAGGCATCTCATGTATGGTGCCATCGTCAGCTGTAAAATGACCACAAGTTATCTGTTGTAGTCTCATAAGCTGAGTCAACACCGTAGCTGTAGTCATCATCTTACCATTCATTTGAGCATGAGCTAGCTTTTGCATCTGTAAATATGCTTTTGTTTGTTCTGGTGTTAACAACACCTCACGTTTCATAAATGTTTTCTTTGGTAAATCTAAACATTCATCTTTTAAAACACGATACGAAAATGCTTTTAATTTTTCTGACAGCTCCTCTAGATTTCTATAACCAACTACAATCTGTACAGACCTACCACTAAAGTTTGCTGTTCTCATAACAGCATATCTAGTTCTAAACGCATAGTAAGAACTAAAACCTAATAACTCTGGCTGTAAAAATTCACACTGTTTGTATAAATCTAATGGTGATTTTGTTACAGGAGATCCTGTAAGTATTCTATTATATTTAGTAGCTAATCCTAATTGACATATATTTTTTGTACGTTTTGCGTTTGGATTTTTTATTGTAGTGGACTCATCGATAGCCATCATAGCTCTATGAGAAAATAAAAATTTATGTGCAAAATCATAACCTTTTTTAGTAGACAAAGATTCTACATTCATAACTAATATGTGTAAGTCCTCACCTGTCTCAAACAAAGTATTTAATTTTTTTTGTTGCTTCGCATTAATTAATGACTGCCACAATACACATTTATAATCTATATGTTTAACAATATGTGTAGGTATCTCACCCTCATACCAGTTTTTTACCACACCCTTTGGTGCCACAATTAGAACACCATTTATCTTACCTTTATCATAAAGCATAGATATGTTATCTATTAATACTTTAGATTTACCGGTACCCATCTCCATAAAATATGCAAAGTATGGTTTATTCCATGACATTTTTAAAGCCTTCAGCTGATGCGCATACGGCTTAGTTTTAAATTTATAATCCATAATATTTTTTCTTCTTTCTATTGACAAAGTATATAACATCTTTATATTGTTTGTCAATGTCAGAAAGAATAGTTTATTTAGTGCAAGATGTACCTGGTACACAAGCTGGAACACCTAAAATAAATATTGTAGGTGCACAAAAGTATGGTGAAATAAAATCACTGTTACCAGAGTTATCTCAAATTATTTTTTCACCAGGTCCATTAATTTTTAAATTAAGAAAACTTTTAAAAGATTTTAAATCTGATGATTATTTATTACTAACAGGTGACCCTGCAATTATTGGGGTTGCATGCTCTATTGTATCTGATATTACAAATGGAAAATATAATTTACTCAAATGGGATAGACAAGAAAGAAAATACTATCCTATTAAAATTAACTTATACGAGAAAGGAGAAGTAGATGAGTGATATTAATTTCGAGGCAGATCAAAGAGAGGATCTAAATTCTGTTAATGATGCAAAATCTTTATCAGATCAAGTCGTAAAACTAAAATCATTAGAGGACGACTTAGTACAAAAAGAAAAAGAATTGAAAGAACTGAAGAGACACATTGATTTAGTTTCTGGTGAGGTAATACCTACCATGATGCAAGAGATGAACATCTCTACATTAAAACTAGCAGATGGTTCTTCAGTTGAAGTAAAACCAGTTTATGGCGCTTCTATTACAGTAGCTAATAAAGAGGCAGCCTATACATGGCTTCGAGAAAACGGCCTGGGTGATCTTATTAAAAATGAGATTACAGTTTCCTTTGGTCGTAACGAAGATAACAAGGCGAGCGAATATGCAAACCTTGCAAAGGGTCAAGGGTACGAACCTGTCCAGAAATTAAAGGTCGAGCCTATGACTCTTAAAGCATTGGTCAGAGAGCGTCTGGAATCTGGACAAGAGATGCCCTCTGATCTATTTAATGTGTTCGCAGGAAACAGGACTAAAGTAACGAGGAGTAAATAACAATGAACCAAGTAGCAGAGAAAAAGTCTGCAGGTCTTCCTTCAAATGTGTTCGAAGACGATGCAGCAAAAGGTTTGGGTACAATAGGTCAAGAAGATCTAGCCCTGCCTTTTTTAAAAATCCTTGGACAACTTTCACCGGAAGTTAACAAACGTGATGGTAAGTATGTCGAAGGTGCAGAACCAGGAATGATATTCAATTCTGTTTCTGGAGAGCTCTATGATGGAGTGCAAGGTATCAATGTAATACCATGCTTTTATAAGTTGGAGTACATTGAATGGAAAGATAGAGGAGAGGGTTTAGGTGCACCAATTGCAATCTATGATTCATCTTCTGATATCATGTCCAAAACAAAACCAGATGCAAACTACAAAGATAGATTACCAAATGGTAATTATATTGAAAAGACTGCATCTCACTTTGTTATAGTATCGGGAGATAGTCCATCGACAGCGTTGATCTCTATGAAATCTACTCAATTAAAAATTAGTAGAAAGTGGAACTCAATGATGTCTGGTATTAAAATGAAGGGTGCAAACGGAATGTTTACACCGGCATCTTTCAGCCACATTTACAAACTAAAAACTACCCAAATGTCAAATGATAAGGGCACTTGGTTTGGTTGGGAAGTTAGTAAAGTTGGGCCAGTAACTGACAAAGGTCTTTACGATCAAGCTAAAGCATTTAGTGAAAACATTTCAAAAGGAAGTGTTAAAGCTAAACACGGCGAAGATAAACCAAAGGACCAAGCTAGCATTATATAATTCCTTCGGGAATATGTGCACAGTGTGGGCCAAACGGGAGACTGGGTGGCCCACATAAACAGTTATGGAACGATACATAGAATTTTTTAATGGATATAGAAATGCTTACGGTGTAGCTGACTTCAACCACCAAGACTCTAAAATAGATCCTGAAACAGGTAAAAAGAAACCTGTATACAGGTGGAACTTTGAAGAACTCACTAAAGATATATATCAGCAACATTTAGATGGTAAACTATCCATAGGTATACAACCTTGTACAGAAGACTCAGAAGTAAAGTTTGGTGTAATAGATATAGATCCAAAAGACTATGCTGATTTTAATAAAAAAGATTACATAGATATTATACAACAATACGACTTACCTTTACTACCAGTAGAATCTAAAAGCGGTGGTTTACATTTATTTTTATTTTTAGATAATTTTACAGATTCTAAAACTGTAAAATCTTTTCTTACAAATTTATTATCTTTATTTGGTCTCAAAC